TTGCTCAATTAGAGAGCAATTAATTTAAACCCACTGTCTTAAAAGGAGAATAAAAATGACAGACGATGTAGTATTAGAAGTACCAAGTACAGAAGAAAAGGCACAGCACTATAAAGCAATGGGTGATTCTGTGACTTTAATTCATGATGTGATTGCGGGTAATGCAATGGCAGAGGAAACCGATGAGGAAAAGAAAGATTGCGTTAAACGTAATGTTGAACACCTCAAGATTATGGTTGCTAAAGAATGGTGGACAGACCAAGACTTACAACCATCACATGAAGCTATAGCAGCTGGAGAAGCATACACAGCTTAACTTTAATTTTACATAAGGAAATAAAATGGCAAAAAATAAACAAGAAACCATTAAAACACCTATCACAGTGGACGATATTGAATATCACTACGAAGATATGACAGTAGAACAACAAGCAATGGTAAACCATATTGCTGATTTAGATAAAAAAATAAATGGTACTAAATTTAATTTAGACCAATTACAAGTTGGCAGAGATGCTTTTGTAAATATGTTAAAAACATCTTTGGAAACAAAGGAAGAAAAAGAAGTACAATAATTTAAGAGGTAATCAATGAGTATAAATTATGTTGATTACGATTATTGGGAATATGGCTACGCTTATGGCGATATAAGGTACATAGAAGCATCTGCGAATGTCAATGCCAATGTATCGTTAGTAGTAAACGGCGTAGCTATCTACAGTGGGCAGGCTGTTGTTTTAACAAGTGCAACAGTCGCCACTAATTATGTAAGAATTCGGTTAAATGATGCTGATATTACAGCTTTTGCAGATGCTACTGCACTAGGTGGTGTATTATATAGTGGCATTGCTAATGTATTTGCAGATGCACAAGTTGCATCAGAAGCCATTAGAATTAGAACAGCTAATGCAGACGTTGCAGGAACATTATATTTTTCAGCAGATGGTCATTCGCTTGCACTTGCAAGTGCTAGTATTTATGCTAACGCAACTGTTTCAGTAAGTGCTTATAGAATAAGATATGCTAGTGCTAACATACAGACAAATGCAAATTTATCTGCTAATGCTTATAGAATAAGATATACAGAAGCAAACATTAATGCTATAGCGAATGTCGAAGCAAACGCATTTGCAACATATAGCAGAGTTGCAGGAATAACATCTTCTTTAGTTATTACTGCTGAAGGCACAATACTTGGTCAGGAATGGGTAGATAGTCCAGTAGATACAAATACATGGTTATGGGTTAGTAATCCACTTTATGTAGAGTTAGGATATTTGGTTGTAGGCTATATAGAAGAAGCAGAAGCACTTTGGTTTAAAGAAACAGAAAGTTCAGACTCATGGAGCGTAATTGCTCCAACAATAAACAATTGGGCAGATTCATCTGTCAGTAACAACACATGGTTTAAACAAGGATAAGACATGGCAAAAACAAAGATAAGCGAATTCGATAGTACCGCAGCAAATAATACTGATATTAATAGTATTAACATTGCGGAAGGTTGTCCACCAAGTACAATCAATAACGCTATTCGTGAGCTAATGGCTCAAATTAAAAATTTACAAGCAGGTTCAAGTGGTGACACTATTCCATTAACTGCTGGTGGCACAGGTGCAACAACAGCAAGTGGTGCTAGAACAAATTTAGGTTTAGGCGAACTTGCAACAAAAGATGACATTGTATCATCTGATATTCCTAGTGGAGCTGTGACTGCAGACAAGTTAGCAACCAATTCAGTAACAACCGTTAAAATTGCAGATGCAAATGTTACATCAACAAAGTTAGCAACTAATTCTGTAACTTCTGATAAAATTGCAGCTGATGCTGTTGGAGCTAGTGAGCTTGCAGCTGGGGCAGTAGGTTCTAGCGAACTTGCAACCAATGCTGTAACAACTGTTAAAATTACTGATGCTAATGTAACAACTGCTAAACTTGCCAACAGTTCTGTTACAAGTGCAAAGATTGCTGCTAATAATGTAACAGCTGACGAACTTAATGTATCAGGTGATGGAACATCAGGACAAGCACTTTTATCTGATGGTGATGGCTCATTTAGTTGGGGAAGTAAAGGTAAAGTATTACAAACTGTCATATATGAAGATGTTAATCCGAGAAGTCAATCTTGCACAAATAATACTTGGACACTACACGACACATTAAGAGTTACAATTACACCACAATCTTCATCTAGCAAGATACTTATTATGGTAAATATTGGTAAATGTTCATCTAATAGTAATAGTCATGGATTCCAAATTAGACGAGGATTATCTACAGTTGTAACGCAGGGAGCTGCTACTGGGTCAAGACCAAGAGTTGCATTTCAATATTCTAGACAAGGTCAGGATGGAAATCATTCAAGTGGAGTATCATTTGCTATGATTGATTCACCAGCTACAACAAGCGCAACAACATATTATTTATACTTTTATCCAGAAGGTAGTATTTTTTATACAAATAGAAATGACAATTATGGCAATAACTCTCTTGCATATAATTCAATATCTACAAGTAATATTATTTTAATGGAAATTGCTGGTTAATATGGATGTAGTTCATGCACTAGCAGAGTTAAGACCTAATGCACAATGGAGTGTAGAGGGGTATGAGTATTCTGGAATTGTATGGAAAGATACAAAACAGACTAAACCTACGGAAAAAGAAGTTATTGCTAAATGCAAAGAGATAGAAGCTAGGATACTACCTATTTATCAGCGTATAGAAGCATACCCACCTATTAAAGAGCAATTAGATATGTTGTATTGGGATAAAGTAAATGGTACAAATCATTGGCAAACAATGATTACAGAAATAAAAGAAAAATATCCTAAATTAAACGAAGGACAATAAATGCCAACACAAAGATTACAATTTACTGAATGGTTGCCAGACCAACCTTCAATGTCAGGGGCGCTTATTGATGCTAAAAATATCTTTCCTTTGTCGCTTGGCTATGCACCTTTTCCATCAGCAGAAGAATATAGTGGCGCTGCTAGTGAAAATTTAAATAATATCTTTGTAGGTAAATTTGGTGCAGATGTGCAAGTATTTGGCGGTGGGGCAACTAAATTATTTAATATGAATAATACAACACTTGCAATGGTTGATGTATCTAAAGTAGGTGGTTATACAGGTAATACAGCGTGGAAGTTTAAACAGTTTGGACAAACTGTACTTGCAGCTAATAATTCTGAAAAGATACAAGCATGGACTATTGGCAGTTCTTCTGCATTTGTAGATGTAGCCGCAGCTGCTCCTGTAGCAAAATACATTACTGTAGTTCGTGACTTTGTAGTTGCAGGATATATTAATTCAGGTACAGATGCTAACAAGGTGCAATGGTCGGACATCAATGACGAGACCAATTGGACAAGTGGTTCTACAAGTCAATCAGATTATCAGATAATTCCAGATGGGGGAAACATAACAGGTGTGGCAGGGGGAGAGTTTGGTTTAGTGTTTTTAGAAAGTGCTATTGTCCGTATGTCATATATTGGCTCACCATTATTCTTTCAATTTGACACCATATCACGAGGCTTAGGTTGTTTAGATGGCAACTCTATTGCAACTTATGGTGCAACTACATTTTTCCTTGCAGACGATGGTTTTTATAAGTGTGATGGTACTAATGTAGTAGGTATTGGTACAGATAAAATAGACAGATGGTTTTTTGATGACTGTTTACTTACAGATTTAAATAGCATGACTACAGCTATTGACCCAGTTAAAAATTTGGTTATTTGGAATTACTTGGCTGTGGATGGTCAAAGACATATGCTTACTTATAACTGGCAAATTAATAAATGGACTCGTGTTGAAACAGATGCAACCGTTATAGGTACAATTGCAACCACAGGTACAACGCTAGAAGGTTTAGAGTCTGTGTATGGCTATACAAACATAGATACCATGCCAGCATCATTAGACTCACGACTATTTATTGGTGGTAAATTTTTATTTGCAGGTGCAAAAAATACTAAAATTATTTCATTTACAGGCTCTAATTACAATTCAGAAATTATTACAACTGATGTAGAAGCAGGTTACAGCAGCATGGTGCAACTTGTAAGACCAACTGTTGATAATGGTAGTGCTACTATTAAAGTAGCATCACGTAAAGAACTAAGTGACAATGTGGCTTTTAGTACAAGTGCAACAGCATCTGCCGAAGGTCGTGTACCGTTACGCAGTTCTGGCAGATACCATCGGTTTAGTATTGTCCCAACAGGTAACTGGACTAACGCAGTTGGAGTAGATGTAGACATCGTACCCACAGGAAATAGGTAATGGCAAGAACCAATATGTATCGTAAGCTACCTTTTCAAGGTGGTGACCCTCGTTTAGTTGCAGAAGTCGTAAACAATGCTGTTGAAGGCAAGACAAATAATACTGGTCAAATAACTTTGGCTACTGGCGGTGCTACTACAACAACACTTTACGATGAGCGTATAGGTTTTGATTCTATTATACTATTTGCACCATTAAGTATAGCCTCCGCAGCTACAAATGCTTATCCTTATGGAACATTTGAAGAAAGGGCAGATATAACTTTTGCAACTGCTAACACGCCACAAATATTAGATTTATCAGAATCTGAATATACAGTAGGTATGTCATTAGCAAGTAATCGTATTACAGTCAGTTATGCAGGTGTTTATGATTTAGATGTCTCTGCTTTATTTGTAAATACTGATGTTCAAATCCATGAATCATATATTTGGGTTAGGGTAAATGGAACAGATGTGCCACATTCTGCAACAAAATTTAGTGTGGTAGAAAGTCATGGTGGTGTAGATGGATATATGCCTATTAATATTAATCACCCATTAGAACTAGATGCTAATGATTATGTTGAAGTTGTTGCATCAGTAGATGATACAGGTATTTATTTAGAAAATTATGTAGCACAAACAACACCTTTTGTAAGACCTGCAATTCCTGCATTAATGGTTAATTTACAAATGATAGACCCATCAAAAACAACAGGGTCAGCACATGAGTT